CAAGGCAGAGGTGAACGGCCTGCGCGCCGCAGCCGCCAAGGGCCGCGCCCAGACCCGCTCGGCCGCTTTGCAGTCCAGGGCTGCTGCCCGCCGTCCCCGGGGCCCTGTGGGCGGGAACAAAGCCGCTGCGGGCAAAAAGCACAAGTGAAAGTGACTTCAAGGCATGTGTCCGAAATTTCCGCTCCTTTTGCCAAATTTGTGGCATTCCCGGAAAAAAAGGAATGGAACAAGGCTTGAGAATCTTGGAAAAATCGGGTATAATATACCTAATTTTGCTCAATGGTTGAAAAACATCGATATTACGACTAAAATCATCTATTTCGGAATCGTTTTACACCACTTTGACACCAATTTGAATTTTACGCCACTAGCACCGTAGTCGAATCCGATTTTGAGTCTTAATCGTAAGAGCTCTGATGTGACATAGCAGCCCCGGCGTCCTAGCGACGCCACTACATAAGCAGCATTAAAATTGAAAATCGCATTTGAACCGATGTGTCAGATGACGCATCATTACAAGGCGTGGGGCAACCTGCGCCTTTTTGTTTGCTATCGCATACAGCCTGTGATATAATATTGTCAAAGAAAAACTTCTTGCTCGGTTAGAAAAAATCAATGAAATATTAGGAGATGACAACTCCAATGAATAATCCCAAAATACTAGATATCGCACTCGCATTTATATTCCATAAGCACCCGGCTGCTAACAATAAAGCACAAGCCATCCGCGAAATGAGCGATGAAGAACTTGCTGCGGCGTTAAATGAAATTGTCGCCCAACAGGATAACTGTCCACGCACAGTAAGTGGCTGGAAAGAGTGGTTGTCAGAGGAAATAAAATGAATAAAATAGAAGTGATTTGTTGTAAGGACTGCGATCTTTGGAACGCATGGGACAAACATGGGAATCTGTGCAGTTGTGCCCACTTTACACAAGATGATGCAGCGCCTATATATACTAAACCTGACGATTTCTGTAGTTACGCAGAAAAGAAGTAAATGCTAAAAAATGGGGTACCATTCCAATTAAGGATTGATACCCCATTCGTTTTATATCAGCTCAATATCGCTTGGCTCAACATAGCCTGATACATTTACTGAGATTGGATACTTGCCAATACGGCTTTCAAGATTCGTCACTCGATACCGCCCATTGACGAGTTTTCCATCATAAATAAACCACTCACCAGAGCGGCGCATCCCACAGTGAGTCTGGCTGTTTGAAAATAAAATTCCGTCTAATTTGATTTTGTCTCCTGCACGAAGAGTATTCTGATGTCCCATCAAAACGAACCCCATGTAGCTGGCCCACAGATACCGTCAGCACTTAAGCCATGCGCCTTCTGATACTCGATAAGTGTGGCTTTTGTTCCGGCTCCAAAGATACCGTCCGCTTTTATGCCTAGATGCCGCTGTAGCACGGTAACTGCATACGAGATGCCGCCAGTGCAATCTTTCGCGCCTTGACGAATTGTAGGCATAATTTTACTTACTGATGCATATGCAGTGCCAACCTTACTGATCCAGCGAGACTTCCAGCTCCGCACATCAACATGAACAAAGCCTCCTGTTAGCTGCACTCGACTGTAATAGCCGATGCCACCCCGCTTCTGGAAATAAGGCATGGAGGCCAAATATAGCGCAATCCGAATTGGGTCAACACCTTTGACGGTAACATCCGCTGCCGTACCCAAACAATGCTGACTGCGAGGACTACCGCCGATGGAAATATTGTAAGAAGGAGAGCGGTAGCCAGAGTTGATATGGACAGGCTTGCCAAAATGAGCTCGCACCTGTTCAAGAATGTAGATAAGTTCTGTATCGATTAGAACAGTATCGCTGTGGTCAGAGCAGGCGAACTCATAGACGGAGAAATGAGCTGACACCTTTTTGTTCCAATCTTTCTTCATTGAGTATGTATTTACTGCCATGCGGCGCACCTCAATTCTTCTTCAACTCATTCTCGATTTTCTCGTTCTGAATGTCCAGCTCCTTAACGGCAGCCTCAATCATCATGTCGATAGTCGGAGTGATCTTAACACCCATCTTCTCAAGAGCAGCGATAACATACTTCTTCTTGTCAGCTTTCTTGATAACACCAGTTGCGCCGACCTTCTCAGCGGCACGAACAGTCATCTGCACGAGCTTGTAGACACCGATCTTCTTCAGATAGGGGATACCGTAAACCATAAAAGCGGTGCCAGCACCAGCAACAACCAGCTGGGCGATAGTAGCAACGACCTGATTCATAAAATCCATCATAATATACCTCCTGATAAAAATAAAAGACCCCGAACATATCGTTCGAGGTCATGAATCACGTGATCTTATTCTTTTGGTTTCAAAAAACCATTAGTGCGTAGCATTTCGTCATATACGCGCCCCACGTTCTTGATGGCGAAGGGCATCTTGTTGTTTTTGTAGTTGGAATGGGTCTTACAATAATCTTCATACTTTCCAATAACATCAAGGATGTCATCAAAGTCTTCTTCGGTGTGGCCAAGCCCGCGAACAAGCTCATTATTAAAGCGCAGTACCTGACTACGATAACCGTCAGCTTTGGTTTCTTCACCCTTTTCGATGTGATTGTCTAGCTTTTTACGAGTCTCTTCTTGCTCGGAGCGAATGTCTTTAAGCTCGGATTTGGTTTCTTTGATCTCGTTCATCACGCCGGCATTCAGGGCGTTCCCAATGTGGGTGGCAACCTAAGACTACGGATTGATCTCGATTTTAGAGACTTGTATCACTGACATAACAACGGCGATCAGTCCGCTGCTCCCGGCCATTACTGAGCCGAGATGATTTAGGATAAAATTCAATAATTCGTCCATACGATTTTAATCACCTCGATTCTTTTTATGTTGACAAATTTCACACATCATGATATAGTGGTGCTACAGCATGATTTACTTTCGTCGAGCAAATTATGTGTTACCTACTCTAATATGTGTGTGGGGAAGAGGTCCTTGGCCAAAAGCCGAGGGCTTCTTTCTTTTTATGTGGCACTATACCACAATCGCGGAGTATTGGTTGAATCGCCGATATAAGCTTTTTGTACTACCACGTTGCCCCCACCTTCTGGAAGTCCGAAATACAATTTTTCGGCTGCTGTAGGAACAATTGCACTTGGAAGGCCGCTTAAAACAACATTATAAATATGTGCAAAATCACCATTAGTGCTGTTTGAACTGTCTTTAGAATAGGTCATGGAAATTGTTTGTCCTTTAGAAATCGTTCCACTCTAAGAATTAGAGCCCGTCCCGCTAACAGAGCTTATCACAGTTGTCCCTGCCACTACGATAGTAAATTTATCATAGTTTCTCTCAGAACCCCATCCATAGTCAAATCTAATGGAAGATGTTTGATTTGCGGTTAATGTAATTGTTGCAGCCGTCGAATTTTGGTTTTTGTTGTTGTTTTCGAGGGTTCCGCCACTCTATACAAAAGTGTATGACCCGTTAGAAGATGTAAAATACTTAGAGACATTTGATTCGGTGATAGTAACTGAAGTAGTGGCGATTCCGACATAGATACTCATCACACCACCTCCTTATGTACTGTACTGGATATATACCGTCCCTTCAGGCAGAGTTGTTGGAGCAGTAGTACCCCACTGGAATGCCAGCAAGGTAGGACCATTCAATGTGCCATCTTCGGAGATAGTAAGGTTTGTGCCAATTTTCACCCCACCAAGAGTATCTGCTGTGGCAGGGTTCAAAGAAAATTTCGCATCTGCCTCTGACTTGGTATAACGATCCTTCAGGGCGTCACCAGTCGTCTTGGCTTCTGCAGGGACATTCTCTTGAGTTAGCGTTTTATCAGGCGGTGAGGCTACAGAAAGCGCTTTGTCTGCACTTTCCTTCGCACTAGCAGCACTGGTTGCGGCGCTAGTCTCGCTGGCCGCTGCATTAGTTTCGCTGGCTTTGGCCTTTTCGGCACTAGAAATAGCAGATGCCTCGCTTTTGGCGGCGTTTTTTTCAGAGCTTCGTGCGTTTTGTTCGCTAGTCTTGGATTTTTGTTCTGAGGCCGCAGCTGCTTCTTTGCTCGCAACAACAATCTGCTCGCAACTAATAGCGGCATTTGCCTTTTCCGTGGCAATAGCTTCACTGGATGAGGCTTCTTTGGCTTTCTGAGTTGCGGTGTTGGCTGCATTGATAGCGTCTAAAGTTACAATATCGACGCTCTCAACGCGCTCCTGAACCTCTTTGGCATACTTTAAGAGACCAACAAACTTATCAGTCAAAGTCTGAATCTCGCCGGATACGACCTGAACAGATCCTTCCATGGTGTCGAGGCTGCCTTTGATTGGAAGGGTAGCAATCTCGGTATTAAAGTTGTAACTAAAGACAATTTTATCATCGTCCAAAATTGTGGTCGAATAAAAACGAACAGCAAACTCGATGTCTCCAGGATGGGCAGTCACATCATTTTGAACTTCCCAACCAAAGATAATTTTCCCTGGAATGGTAGTCACATCTAACTTTACGACGGGGTAAAACCCACCAGTGTGACTTGTCAATGATTCATACTGGACAATGCACGTCTTTTTGCTGAGATCAGTCTGATCATAGTACCGGTCGATCTCAAAGTAAACGGTTTCTGCATTGTGGTCGTTTAAGACACCAAGAAAGGTAAAGCCATCAGGAATAGAAATCGTTCGTTCGTTAGCATCGATAATAAAACGAGGTTCGTCCGTGGGAAGCATAACAAGAGAAGGGGAATTGAACTGATTTTGAATGTCCTGTAGCCGTTTCATGTATTCATTTGCAGTAGTGATCAATCGGGATTCACCTCCTTAACACTAAGAGATTCAATCCGTGATTTAACAGCACTCTATAAGATAGAAGGTACGGCATCGATAGATTTCAATCCCTTTGAAACTAAATAACAATAAACTTCAACGATAGGGTTCATGATGCAACCTCCTTCCCAATAGACTTTTCATAAATATCGCATAAAGCTAAACTAGTGTTGTCTAGGTTTTTTGCAAGCTCGGCAACTTTTGCTTTAAGAATGGCGTTTTCTGATTGGAGTAGAGCAATTTGCTTTTCTTGATTAGGAGCTTCAGTTTTCATCGCAGCAGAAAAGTACGGAGAAATATTTGCCTCTATATCAACAGAAAGATTTTTATAATAGGGAAGAGACAAGTGGTACTCATCGTATTCGTACCCCTCGGAAATCTGGGTAATATTATCGTAAAAACGAATGATTGCCGTAGATGGATCGCGAGGATCTGGAGACACGGAAAATTTTTTATCCGGGGAAGTAGAAGATGTTACTTTCATTCTGTCACCTCCACTGTCGAAAGTGTTTCTTGTGACTCTGGGGGTATAAACATAAGACGTGAAGAGAATCCCATACCATAATGATCATTGTAAAATGAAAACAGCCCAGCGTTGGAACCACTAGACTCTCCACCTCCACAAGCGAGTAGCGCACAAGCAATGCTTTCTGTGACCGTACTGCCTTCAGGTGTTCTC